TAGCATTGGGTACTTTTTTCGTGCATAAATTTAAGGACCTCTAGCTCAGTAGGTCAGAGCAATCGGCTCATAACCGATCGGTCCAGGGTTCGAGTCCCTGGAGGTCCATTTAAGAAATAAGAAAGAAGGTGGTAATGTTTGAGTGAAGAAAAAAACTACATACTTGCAGAAGCCGACTATGTAGTGGGAATGAAATATAAAGACATTGCTGCCAAGTATGGAGTCTCGATCAACACTGTAAAGTCATGGAAGAAACGATACGCATGGTCGAGAGATAAAAAGACAGAATGCATCCAAAAGGGGTGCACACAAAATAAAAAGGGTGCACACAAAAAAGAAGCCGTTGCAGAGGATGTAAGTCAGGTCGTGATCAACGATGAACTTACCGATCAGCAGCAGCTTTTTTGTTTGTATCAGTCTAGGATGTTTAATTATACGAAAGCTTACATGAAAGCTTATCCAGGATGTACTTATGCATCTGCTGCCGTATTGGGGAGCAGGCTCATGAAGAATCCAGCAATAAGAAAAGAGATTGAACAGCTAAAGCAGAATCACATGAACAGAGAGATGCTAAAACAAGAAGATATCTTTCAAAAGTACATGGATATTGCGTTTGCAGATGTGACAGATTATGTATCGTTTGGGCGAGAAAATATTCAAGTTATAGGTGCTTTTGGTCCAGTAATGGTAGAAAACAAAGAAACTGGAGAAAAAGAAGTCCTCGAAAAAGAAGTCAATACTGTGAAATTTAAACAATCTGAAGATGTTGATGGAACGCTGATCACGGAAGTGAAGCAAGGAAAAGACGGAGCGAGCATTAAGCTGGTTGATAAGATGAAAGCTTTGCAATGGCTTGCAGACCATATGGATATTGCTACAGCTGAACAGAAAGCGAAGATCGAACAGATTAGAGCTAAGACAGCGATCATGTCCGGAACATCCGAAGAAGAGACAGAAGACGATGGATTCATCGAAGCCTTAAAAGGTGAGGTGGCAGATGTATGGGAAGAAGAATAAAGAAAGCTGTCTTTAAGTTTCGGCCATTCTCTAAGAAGCAGAAAAAGATACTTACCTGGTGGCTACCAAATTCGCCAGTGCATGATCAAGATGGAATCATAGCAGATGGAGCTATTCGATCGGGGAAAACAGTTTCTATGTGTTTATCCTTTGCAATGTGGGCAATGGAAACGTTCAATGGCCAGAACTTCGGTATGTGCGGTAAGACGATTGGTTCTTTCCGGAGAAACGTACTCTTTTGGTTAAAGCTTATGCTTAAGAGTCGAGGATACCACGTTGAAGATCACAGAGCTGATAACTTAGTTGTTATCCGGAGAGGTGGCAAAGAAAATTATTTTTACATCTTTGGCGGTAAGGATGAGCGATCACAGGACTTGATACAGGGTATCACACTTGCAGGAGTCTTTTTTGATGAAGTGGCACTGATGCCTGAATCTTTTGTTAACCAGGCAACAGGACGATGTTCCGTTGATGGATCTAAATACTGGTTCAACTGCAACCCCGATGGACCTTATCATTGGTTTAAAACTAACTGGATTGATCGTGCAGATGAAAAGAAACTTGTCTATCTACACTTTACGATGGACGACAATTTAAGCTTATCTGAGCGAATTAAAGCTCGATATCGAGCAATGTATACCGGAGTGTTTTATAAACGTTATATCTTA